CCGCATTCGGATGGGGAGACCACGCTGCAGCAGGTTATCAAGCTGCACTTAGCGGTACTGGTTTGGTAAAGAGTACTGCAGGTACTATCTCTTACGTTACAGATAATTCAGCAAACTGGGATACGGCATACTCATGGGGAGACCACTCACTTGCGGGTTACTTGACTTCATTTACTGAAACCGACCCTGTGTTTGCAGCATCAGATGCTGCAGGAATAACGGCTGTCGATATTTCCCAATGGGATACGGCATACTCATGGGGAGACCACTCACTTGCGGGATATCTTACAGCAGAGACTGACCCAATCTTTGCAGCTTCCGAAGCAGCAACTATTACATCTACAGATATAGCTAACTGGGATTCTGCATACTCATGGGGAGACCACGCTGCAGCAGGTTATGTAAAGGGGGTATTTGTTACAGCATCTACAGGTGCAAGTGATAGCGGTAAGTGGACTAAGATAGCTACAATTACTTTGAGTGCGCAATCTGAGAATTCAGGAGCATTTATAGCATATCATAATACAACAAACGGACAGGGTGATACTCGTGCAGGATTTTTCCTTCTACGTTCTAAACAGGAGAACGCTCTTGGTTTTGACCCATTTGTTGAGGTAAGGTCTTACTTTCTTGATGAAACATCTGTAGATATTGGTTATGTAATAGTGCAAAACACTCCGACATCCATTGTTGATATCTATATTCAACCGAACAATACGTTTACTCAAATCTACGGTACAGCGATATCAATCGATAACGATGATAAGATTGTATGGTACAGTAATAACCTATACGAAGCAACTACACCTGTAGGACTTATTGAGGTTGCAACTACTGAAATAGTAAAAGAAGCACCTACTGACGGATTACAATATGTAAGACGAAACGGTGCATGGGAAGAAGTAACAACAATTTATACTGCGAACAGTAGTTTGACAGGCGCACGTACTGTTGACCTCAATGGTAATGAACTTATTTTTGATAACGCAGGTACATCTATCTACCTAAATAACGGTAGAATTGGTGCAGGTGATATTAACCCTTGGTTCTCTGGTTCTCAGATTACCAATGACCCCGCTTATGACATTCATACTGGTGGTTTGGCTACTTATGCTCTAGCCTTAAAACAGGATGGTGATACACAAGCTGATGGAAATGCCCCTGTTGTGTTCTTTACAACTCTTGTGGGTGGGGGAACATCTGATGGTTATACAACATCAATCAAGAACTTTAAGGATGATGTACAAGTTATCTCGATTTCTGGTGTCGGTGCTGCCGATATCACAGATTCTCTACGTGAAGTAGAAACAACATTCGGTCTCCGTAATGATTATACAGGTGGTCAGTTTTCGGTTTTCGACACTTTCAATAACGATTACCCAAGTGGTACTGCCCCAGAGGTACGACAAGCCCAAGGATGGGTTGCTATTCATGGTGGTGGAGCAACAGCAAAAGAAATTGGTCTGTGGAGGTACGACACAACTACCTACACTCAAATTTGGAGTTTAGATGTATCGAACAACTGGATATTTGAGAACGTAACATCTCTACTTAGTGAAAACTCATACATAGGAGCAAAACGTACTGGTGGTTCAGCAGATGGTTATCGAACAATGATTGGTAACTCTGGTACAACAAACAACTTCCTTGTTGGGGGTAGCACAACAGACTCACCAAATTCAATGGATGTTTACTTGCGTATACGTACTGTGGCAGGTGGCGACCTTAAATTTCACGAAGCGGGTAATTCACATACTGTATGGCACGAGGGCAACGATGGTGCAGGTTCTGGTCTTGATGCTGACTTGGTACATGGACGTACTGCAACAACATCTGGAAACAGGTGGGATGTAACCACTTATGTTTCATCTGGTGGTGTAATGGAAGTTGGTCAATATATCGATTTTCACCAAAGCGATACCGATATAAGTGATTATGGTGGTAGACTCCAAAATACCTCTGAAACTTTAAGATGGCAGTCTGGCGCAGCAGTTTCACCAACAATAGAGTCTTATTTTAGTTCAACAGCCTTTTCAAGGCTTGTAGCTAATGCATCTGGTGGTGCATTGACTCTTGCTGATGTGGGTGGTACAGCAACCATTATTAGAGGTTACGGTAATTCTGATTTTTATGGGGGTGATATACGTGTGTATAATAATAATGGGGTTAAAGCGCAGTTTTTCAACGTAATAGGAGACAATAGTACCTCAAACGCAAATAATTGGGATACCGATTTTGGTTCAACTGCTCCTTCTTATTCCTTTTGGACTACTAGTAACACAACAAGCTCTACAAACTATCCTACTTCTTTCGGGCAGACCTTTTGGGTCAAGGGTGCAGGCGATACTAGGTCATTCTCTTTTTGGAAAGCATCTTCTGCCAATAATCCAGACCTGTTCTATCTAGGTGTATTGGACGGAAGTAGTAGTTGGGTTTGGAACAAAATCCTAAACGAGGGAACACACACAGCTACTGTCGATGTAGGTTCTGACGCACTGTCTTGGACTCTTAAATCACAAAACGATGTTACTTTGAAACTACACGCTGACTATGATAACTTTGACGAGACTCATAACCCATTATTTGTGATGAGTCAAGATGGTGACATCGTTGGAGTGGATTATGGTATTGAGGGTAATTCAGGTACTGCAATGACGGGAACTGCTGCCAATGATACCTATTGGAGAAATTTTCGCACGTCTGAAAATATGCACTGGGGGGGAGGAGCTTCTGTAAAGATGACATTAGATTGTGGTACGGGCGACCTGACCGCAAATGACTTTGTGCTGTCATCAGACGAAAGGCTTAAAAAGGATATAAGGGATGTAGACCCTTCCGATAAAAAGGTAAGGTGGAGGCAGTTCAAACTACGGGATTCGGACAAGGACGAGCTTAAAGCAGGTGTGGTGGCACAAGAGCTTCAAGAGGTGTACCCACAATTTGTAAGGACAAAGTCGGACGGTCACCTGTCGGTAGCCTACACCTCTTTGTTTGCAGCAGAACTGGCTAAGAAAGACAAACAGATTGAAGACTTACAGGGTCAAATTGATGAACTACGAGGGCTTATAAAAGCAATCGTTCCAAGTATGAATTAATGGCAGTACCAATTATACAACCCGCCTTAACTGACGTTATTGCAGAAGTTAGTGTAGGAACTAACAACAGTCTGCAAGACTGCGTAAACAATGCAGATACGGCTGATTTAGACGGTACTTACTATACATTCCCTCTTGACAGGTTGAGTGATTTTAGAAACTATGATGAGGGTAGCTTAACACCTACTATGAACATAAGCCCTAATTCTGTTGCTTCTCAGCCTCAAACAGCAGGTAGTTTTACAATATCTGTTAGTTCCAATACAACATGGAGCATTTCGGATGATGCTTCGTGGGTAACTATTACAGGAGCAAGTGGTTCTGGCAATGATTTAAGTATTACAATTAGCTATACCGCCAATACGACAGGTTCACCCAGAAATGCCACCATAACAGCAACTACAACGTCAGGTAGCCCAACGGCATCTGATACTTTAACTTTTACCCAACTGTCAGGATTCGAATAATAAATCGTAAATTTGTAGCATGGGAAGAATAGAGACATATCCTTTTGATACAAGAATAACGCCTAACGACTACGTAATTGGTACGGATGGTGACAACCTAAACGCAACTAGAAATTACAAGGTCTCTGACTTTCTTGGATATCTGGGTTCATACTATAACCTAAACTCACAAGATGTATTTTTCACATACAATCCTGTTGCACCTGCTCTGGTAAGCACAGGTGAGATTTCTTCTAATAACTACGCAACTGTACCTGCCCCAATGTCGGGTATTACAAACCTGTATGTATCTAAGGCATCTGCACTTGGTAACCTAGTAGACAGCTTTATTAACGCTGTTGCTACAGACCAACTTACATTCGTTGTAATGGATATGGCTGCACCAGAGAACTATGCAGTATTTGCAATGACTGGTTCTTCTGACGTTGACGCTAACACTATTAACCTTGCAGGGACAGTATCGGAGAGTAACGGTAATCTTGTCTCTGGTAGGAGCATTGGTCTTAAACTTAACGCAGGTGGTGGTAGCGTAGACCTTTCTGGGTATGTTACCATTGCTACAAACCAAACAATCACAGGTAGAAAAACATTCTTCCAATTAGATTTTGAGAACGTAGGGGGTGGTGGGTATGTTGGTGCGCCACCTAGATTCCAAAACACCAGACCAACTACATTTAACGATTCTGCTGCTGCATTTGGTCACGATAGCGTAGATGATGTATGGTTCTTCCAAGAGCAAGCAGGAACGTTGAATTATGGATTATTTGATTTTAAAAATATAACCCAAGATAGGACATACACTTTCCAAGATGCTGACGGAACAGTTAAACTTGGTCTATTATCTGGGGATGGAAGCAACACCACAGTAACTCAAAACCAAACTGACCAAGCCATTTGTAGTTTGACTTTACCTGCTAACTCTATCAGCACAGGTGATGTATTGAAGGTACGCTCTCATGTTACAATTACAGGTACTGCAACTACATTTGAACTTAACAACGGAACAACTTCTATAGTAAACTTTACTCAGAATGTGGCAGATGTTGTGGTGGTGGACATGTATCTTGTTTATGACGGTTCTACTTTTAGAGGAAGTGCTAATATCATAGGAACAAATGTAACAGCAGGTGCTGCATATACTTCTGTAAGTTTTGCTTTAACCTCAACAATATCCAATACTTTAAATATAGCTATAACCACAGGTACATCCAACAGCGTTGTTCCGAATGGTTCGTTCATTGAACTGGTCAAAGCAGTATAGAGTATAAGTTTGGTAGTTTAAAATATTTGTAGTATCTTTGTAAGAAGATAAACGTTTAACTTTAATAAAAATCATAAATGGAACACCTTGAAAGATTAGCAAAGGTACTTCGCTATGCAGGTCTCAACCTGACACCACAAATTCTTAACCTCATCCTTGACGAAAATGTAAACGAGTTGGTAAAAACTCTTGACACTCGATTAAAGGATAATCCGAACCTGTCTTTGGACGACATCGATGAAATCATCAATGCTATTCAAGAGGCTGCTCAAAAGCAAGCGGAAGCCGAGGCTAAGAAAGCTGCAGCAAAAGTAAACAAAGAGAAACCAAAACTGGAAAAAGCCTAATGAAAGGCATCGGGAAATATGTAGTGGTAGCCCTTATCGTACTTGTGGTAGGGGCTTTCCTCTCATCCAAATTCTTTGACAATCGTGAGCCAGAGATAAAGATAGAGAGGGACACCATTTCTGTACCCGAAATAGACAGCACAAGAGTCAAATTCCTAGAGGAAGAACTCAAGAAAGCTAAAGCCAAAAAAGAAAAAGTAACAATCAAAGTTCCAGTACCTGTCGTACAGCACGATACGGTGTATACTGACTCAAGTACTGTTGTTACGACAAAATATACAGGTAGTGAGGTTCTTAACAACGGAACTATCAACTACGAAATCTATGCCGATTCTCTACACGCATACAACTTCACACTAGAGACAGAGAATCAAATCATCAAAGAAACAATCACCAAGACACTACCCCCAAAGTCTGCACTATTCCTAGGTGGAGGCGTAAACATAAATGACGGTATTCAATCTGCAGAAATAGGTCTTATGTACAACAGAAGACAGAAATGGCAGGTTGGAGTAGTAGTCAATCAAGACCTCTCAGGTCTACTTTCAAGCGGTAAACAAACATCGGTTGGGGTGAGGGCGTACATCAAGTTATAATTATTGGTTATCTTTGTAGTATAATTTTATAACTAAAATATATTACAATGATTCGAAAAATATCAATCGGTGTCGATTATAAAGATGCCATGCATTACACTGTTGGTCAGCGATTTGGAGACATGACCATAAACACAATCAAACAAAGAGGCGATAAAATATACGAAATATGGATTATGAACTCAGATAATGAGGTCATGCTCTGGAAATCTATCGATGGTATGCCATGCGTTGTTGAAATGGACACTAAAGCTTTTGGATAATGCGTGCGCCACAGAGTTTCATAGTAACTCCGAAGCACAAAAAGTACAAAGAAGGTAAGGAAATGGGTGGCAAGGTCTTCGAGACCACTACATCTATTGAGAATGCCAAGGATGTGTCACAGGAGGGTATAGTTGTTGCACTCCCCATGAACTACAAGGGGGAGATAGAAGTAGGTGATGAGGTCATCATACACCATAATATCTTTAGGGCTTATTACAACCAACAGGGAAAACTTACGTTCTCACGTGCTTATCTCTACGATGACATGTATCATGTTATTCCAGAGGAGGTATTTCTGTACAAAAAGAATGGTAAGTGGAAACCTTTCATGGATGTATGTTTTGTGAGACCAATCAAGGAGGATAACATTTCCGTTCTTGAGGGTCTTGAACTTATGCACACAGGAGAGGTTGTATGGTCAAATATACACCCAACAGATACCGTTGTGGGGTTCACTCCTGAATCGGAGTACGTTGTTGAGGTTGATGGGGAGAAATATTACAAAATGAGGGATGTTGATATTTGTCTTTATGAGCGTTTTAGTATATAGACATCGAAGGTTAGATAATAACCAAGTATTTTATGTAGGGATATCCTCTGATAAAAGAAGACCCTATTCTAATGTTAATTTTAAATATATCTAATGCGTGGATTAAGTTCTGACATACAGTATGCCATAGACACTATAATTGAAGGATTAGAGTTAGAGTTTGATGTAAACGAAATTGATGATGATAAAATTCGTAGAGCAACAGACTCTAAAATTGACGCATTTAAGTATTCAAAAGAATTACTTGACAAATGGATAAACTCACCTAATGCTCCTTCTAATGAGGTTTTAACAAAATACGTTACTAGGTTAGTTAAGGCAGGAGATAGTTCCTTAGAGACTCTTAAAATGGCTTTAAGGAAACCCATTGATTATGAAAACCTTGATAAAACAAGAGTTTCCGAAGCTGTAAAAGCGAAGTCAACAATTTTAACAGCAATCCACAGTTTAGATTCTAGCTTAATGGAACTACGTGTCCAACTTGAAGCTGACAAGTTCTCCCTTGCCGACAGGGAATTTAAACTTGGATATCCAGAGCGTTTTGCACGAGGTGATTTTTTCCCATTGGAGAACTACCATAAAAAATGGTACAATCCGAAGGATGATGCTATCATGCTATGTCCTATGGGTACGAAGGGTGAAATTATCGAACTTGATGGTCTTAAAATACAATTGCCAAAGAAACCTAAGAAATCAGAGATATTGTTTTCCGACCTACCAAAGTCTGAACAATATTGGCGTAGGTTACCTGAACCAGAAGGACTGAACCCAGACAGCGAAGATGCATTTTCTGAGTACATCTACGAAGAATACAGACGTAGGCGTGAAGGGGTTTGGTTTATGAACAATGGTAAGGCTGTTTACTTGACTGGTGACGCTTACTTTGCATTGCAGCATTGTAAGATGCGTGACAATGGTGGGTACATGGACTTTCGATATGCACAGCTTGACATGTTCTATTTTATTAGGGCTTGTTTTCTTGACCCTAGATGCATGGGGCAGTTGTTCGTTAAATCCAGACGTACTGGGTTTACCTACATTATGTTAGCTATCATGCTCAACCATGCTACGTCTACACGTAACGTGAACATAGGTATAACATCACAAAGCGATGAGGATGCGATGAAAGCATTCCAAAAATTCAGCTATATGTTCCGTAATCTACCGTTCTATTTTAGACCTGTTGTGCGTGGTGCTGCCGATTCAACAAAACGATTAGAGTTTGCTTTACCACCAGACAAGTCCAAAGCAAGCAAACTTGCACGTAAGAATAAAGGTAAGGACTATCTTAACACAATCGTTGACTACCAACCAACTAAAGACGGGTCTTATGACGGACAGAAGATGTATATCTATCTGGGTGATGAGGCATCCAAGTGGAAGAAGCCTGCTAACTACCTAAACCATTGGGGTCGTATATCCCCAACGTTTGATGAAGGTGGTGTGATAGTGGGTAAAGCCTTTATCGGTTCTACGGTTAACCCTATGAAGCAGGGTGGTGAGGAGTTCAAGAAACTGTATCACTCATCGATTATCGAAAAGAGGGACGAACTTACACAGCGTACACCGTCAGGTCTTTATTCTTACTTCCTACCTGCACACAAGAACATGACAAAGTTCACCGATAAATACGGTGTGTGCCACACAGAGAAACCTAAGAGTGGTACTGTGAATGTTTACGGTGATGAAATCAAAGTAGGTAGTATTGCATTCTTGGAGGCAAGACGTAAAGCTAAGAAGAAGGAAAGTGATATTTCGTACAACGAGGAATTGCGTGCTTTCCCTATGACTGTTCTTGAAGCCCTGCGTGACGAAGCTAAGAGTAACATTTTCTCAATCGAGAAGATAAACGAACAGATTCAGTTCAACGAGACGCAGATTATCCTTGACAGATACGTACACCGTGGTAACTTCATGTGGAAGGACGGAGTTAAAGACTCCGAGGTTATCTGGTATCCTGACCCGAACGGAAGGTTCTTGGTGACTTGGTTGCCCGATAATAACTTGAGAAACAAGAAGATTAAGAAAAATGGAGTATGGCATCCTGCAAATGGACATATTGGGTGCTTTGGTGCTGACACATACGACATTTCTGGTACGGTATCTGGTAAGGGTTCTAAGGGTTCTCTACATGGTGTTACTGGTTTCACTATGGAAAATGCCCCATCTAACACATTCTTCTTGGAGTATATCAACCGTACAGCCATTGCCGAACAGTTCTTCGAGGACTGCCTTATGGCTTGTGTCTTCTATGGTATGCCTATTTTGTGTGAGAACAACAAACCAAGGATGCTTTATCATTTCAAACACAGAGGCTACAGAGGTTATAGTCTTAACCGCCCAGACAAACCTGCTAACAGGTTATCGGTTACAGAAAGAGAAATTGGGGGTATACCTTCCTCATCTGCAGATGTTATCACAACTCATGCCTCAATGATTGAAAATTTTATTGTTAACTTTGTAGGAGTTTACGATGAGCAAGATGAGAGCAAGCGAGTACGTGAGTTTGGAGAAATGGGCAGCTTCTATTTCATGGAAACTCTTAAAGACTGGCTTTCCTTCGACATAAACAATAGAGAGAAACACGATGCTTCGGTGAGTAGTGGGTACGCTTTGATGGGATTAAACCGTTCAAAGCTGACACCAACGCCTGAAATTAAACCTATAAGTATGGGATTCCAGACTTATGACAACAAAGGAACACACAGTAGTTTAAGAGAATAATATGATGTACGACAGTAACAGGGGTGAATCCATCAAAGACCAGTTTTCTACAAAAGGGTTTCCTGATGCACTTGACCCAAACAAAGACTCTGAGGAGTTCGGACTAAGGGTGGCTAAGGCTATTGAAACCGAATGGTTCAGACGACACAAAAACTCTAACAGTAGATATTACGACAACCAGTACAAGTATCACAGGCTAAGACGTTATGCCCGTGGCGAGCAATCCATCGCCAAATATAAGAACGAGATGGCTGTTGATGGTGACTTGTCATACCTCAACTTAGACTGGACTCCCGTGCCAATCCTTCCTAAATTCGTAGACATAGTAGTGAACGGGATTTCCAATCGTCTATTTAACGTTAAAGCCCAAGCGGTAGACAAGGTTGCATCCGAGAAGAAATCTCAGTACATAAGGGAGATGGAGAAAGACATGGTTGCGAAGCAAATGCTTATGGAAGCCAAGAACGAACTTGGTGTGGACGCATTTGTCAATGACCCTAAGGCTTTACCCGAAACCCCAGAAGAGTTGCAGATTCACATGCAGCTTAACTACAAGCAAAGCATCGAGATTGCAGAAGAAGAAGCAATCAACTATGTTTTCCAAAAAAATGACTTCTTAGAGGTAAAAAATCGATTCGACTACGATGTAATGGTGCTTGGTATAGGTGCTATGAAACACAGCTACAATCCATCTGATGGAGTCAAGCTAGAGTATGTAGACCCTGCTTATCTGGTATATTCCTATTCGGAAGACCCATATAAAAAAGATTGCTATTACTTTGGTGAGTTGAAACAAATCCCATTATTGGAACTACGTAAGATTAATCCAGATTTGTCAGATTCAGACTTGGAAAAAGCTAAAGCTGCTGCATCTGATTGGGATGCATATCACCGTATTCCAAGTGAAGTACGTAGCGAGTTCGATGGACACGTTGCCAATGTTATGTACTTCAACTACAAAACAACACGTGAAAAAGTATACAAGAAAAAAACCACAGCAGGCGGTAAGGTAAAACTTATACGCAAAGATGCAGGTTGGAATCCGAGCGAGGAAGACATGAAAGAAAGAGGGTACGAACGCATCTCTAAGTTTGAAGATGTCTGGTATCGTGGTGCGTTGGTGCTTGGTACAAACATGCTATTGAAGTGGGAATTGGAAGAAAACATGATTCGTGAGTCTTCTACCAACCAAGCTATTCCTAATTATGTTGTGGTTGCCCCCCGTGTTTACGATGAGGTAACAGAATCACTTCTTGGGCGTATGATTCCATTCGCTGACCAGATTCAAATTGTTAGCTTGAAACTACAACAGGTAGCTGCTAAAGTAGTACCTGATGGTGTATTTATTGATGCTGATGGTCTTAACGAGATTGACCTTGGGGATGGTAGCAAATACGACCCAAAACGTGCGCTACAGTTATTCTTCCAAACAGGTTCTGTTATCGGTAGGTCTCAAACTGGTATAGGTGAGTTCAACCACGGTAAAGTACCCATCCAAGAGATTCAGCATAGTTCAGGTCGTTCTAAACTGCAAGCCCTTATCGAACTGTACAACTATTACCTACAGATGATTCGTGACACTACGGGACTTAACGAAGCAAGAGATGCCTCAAGTCCTGACTCACGTACACTTGTTGGGGTACAGAAACTAGCTGCCCTGAACTCAAATACGGCAACTAAACACATACTAGAAGCAGGTATCTACGCTACAAGAAAGATAGCTGAGGCTACTTCTTTGCGTATTGCAGATATCCTTAAGTACTCAGACAGCGCAGAAGAACTAATCGAAGCTATTGGTTCTGCCAATGTCGCTATTCTTGATGAAGTTTCAAACCTGCCATTGCACAAATTCGGTATCGGAATCCAAGTTGAACCTGATGCGCAAGAACGTGAGTACTTGGAACAAAACATCCAACAAGCCCTACAACAGCAGCTTATTTACCTTGATGACGCTGCTGAGATTCGAGAAATAAAGAATGTCAAGTTGGCTAATCAAGTAATGAAAATTCGTAGACAACAAAAGATTAAGATTGAGCAAGAGAATGCTGAGTCTACCCTGCGTGTGCAATCAGAAGAACAAACCAAGACAAGGGAGGCAGAAGTGCAAAGTAAGATTGCAATCGAGGAAGCCAAGGCTAAGTTTAAAATGATGATTGACAAGAACTTAAAAGACCTTGAAGACAGAAACGAAGAAAATTCTGTTGAGCGTAAGGAATACCTTATGGGTCTTGAGTTTGACTTTAAAGCAGAGTTGGAAGGTATTCAAACAGACTCTAAAGACGTATTGGCAGCTAGGGAGGCAGCTAGAAAGGCAAAATTACAACGTCAAGAAGCTACCCAACAGTCTGCAATTACAGCACAGTCTGACCCCGAAAATGGTCAATCAAATGCTCCTGTGAACTTTGAAAGTCAGTTTGACAACACAAACCCAACAGACTTAGGTACGTTCGAGCCTGATTAATAGGGGGGTAAGTGTATTATTTATAAGTATTATCTTTGTAACACAAATTATAATTAAAATCTATTGAAATGGCAGATGAAAAAGCAACACCCGTATTTACGTTCCTAAAAGATGATGGAACTCCGATGGAGTTCGAAGACAAGAAAGATGGAATTGAAGATGTAGAAGGAACAGAAGGGGGAGAAGAAATTGAAGACGCTGACGACCAAGTTGACGACAATGAAGGGGAAGGCGAGGGAGAAGACGACAATAGCGATAACGGTGATTCTTCTGATAGCGATAGCGAAGATTCTAGTGATGATGGTGATGAAGTGGATTCTGGGTCATCTGATTTAGACGAGGAAGAAGAAGACGAGGAAGATGATGTAGAAGACCTCGAAGACGAGGAAGAAGAAGACGAGGAAGATGATGTAGAAGACGATGATATCGTTGATTACAAAGAACTTCCTGAAAACGTTCAAAAATATCTTGACTTTCTTGAGGAAACAGGGGGGAGTTTTGAGGATTTCGTAAAAATCAATCAAGATTTCAGCAAGTTACCACAAGACCAAGTTATTCGGGACTACATCCGACAAAACAACCCTTATTTCGATGAGGCTGATGTAGAGTTCGAAATGGAAAAATTGTTCGGGATTGATGAGGAGGCTGACTCCGAATATGAAATCCGAGCGAAAAAAGTTGCTAAGAAGCGTTACTATGGTGAAGCCATTAAATACTTCGAGAACCAGAAAGGTAAATGGAAAGCTGACCTTGTGTCAAGGTCAAGTGAATTACCGAAAGAGGTTCAGGAAGCTGTGGCATTCAAACAGCAGTACGAACAACAGCAACAAGCGGTAATTAAAAAGACCGAAGAGAGTAGACGTTCTTTTGTTAAGCAAACTAATAAGTTGCTTGGGAAAGACTTCAAAGGTTTTGAGGTGAAATTAGGTGATGAAACAGTTACCTACAAGCCAGAAAATGTTAGAAAAGTAAAAGAACAAAATCTCAACGTTAACAACTTGTTGAACAGATTTCTCGACAAGGACGGTAACGTAAGTGATGTCGCAGGATATCACAGAGCCTTAGCGGTGGCATCTGACCCAGAAGCGTTTGCGCAACACTTCTTTGAGTTAGGTAAAGCAGCGATGGCTGAGGAAGACGCAAAGGACTCCAAGAATATTCAGATGAAACCAAGGCAACAAAAAGCAAAGCCGAAAGGTAAATCGACAAAATTCAAATTAGTGGATGATGAGTCTTCTTCTAATAAAGGAAAAATAAGATTTAGAAATTACTAACAAAACAAAACTTTTAAATTATGGCTTTACAAGCAGGTGGTGTACTTTTAACACCGACACCCGAAAGAGTAGCCGTAGCGGGTAATTACATCAACGATGCCACTTTCTCTTATTTTGGAGATAATGGGGTTGAGTTGCCTGATGCTATGAAGGACAACTTTGAGATTTACGGTAACCGTACAATCGCTAGTTTCCTACGTGCTGCTTCTGCAGAATATCCTTGCGCTTCCGATGTTATCAAGTGGAGCGAAGAAGGTCGTCTGCACACACTATATACAGGCGTGACTCGTACTTCTAATACGTTCGAGTTTGCAGCCTCTAACCAAGTAACTCACAACCTTCGAGTTAAGCAAACCGTTCTGATTTCAGATGGTTCTGGTCTTGAACGTGGGATGGTTGAATCTATCACAGATACAGATACAGCAGTTATCAAGTCTCTTGAAGGTGCATCTTTCTCTATCGGTACTACAAACCTTACGCTGTTCGTATACGGTTCTGAGTTTGAAAAAGGTTCATCAACAGTTGAAGGTTCTCTTGAAGCAAAGCAAACCACAAAAGAAACCTCTCCCATCATCATTCGTGATAAATATGCCGTTAACGGTTCTGACATGGCTCAGATTGGTTGGGTAGAAGTATCTACGGAAGGTGGAGGTAGCGGATTCCTGTGGTATCTGAAATCTCAGAACGAGACTCGTCTTCGTTTCGATGACTACCTTGAGATGAGCATGGTTGAATCTGTAGAAACAAACTCAAGTTCTACAGCCCCTGTTACTAAGGGACACCGTGGTCTATTGAGTGAAATCTCTACCAATGGTAACGTCTTCCAAGGTGTTATGTCTGCTAAAGCTGACTTTGATAGCGTATTGAAGCGTCTTGACAAGCAAGGAGCTATTCTGGAAAACATGTTCTTCGCAGACCGTGACCAGAACCTTGCAATCGATGACTTCTTGGCTACTCAGAACAGCTACGGAGCAGGAGGAACATCTTACGGAGCGTTCAACAACAGTGAGAAAATGGCTCTGAACCTTGGATTCTACGGATTCCAACGTGGTTCTTACGAGTTCTACAAGACTGACTGGAAATACCTTAACGATGCTACCACTCGTGGTGCTATCGAAGGAACTGGTAAATTACGTGCAATCATAGTTCCATCTGGAACTAAGACTGTTTATGACCAAGTTCTTGGTAAGAAAATCCGTCAGCCATTCTTGCATGTTAAATACCGTAAGTCTGCTGCCGAAGACCGTAAGTACAAAACTTGGGTCACAGGTTCTGCAGGTGGAGCAAGCAACTCTGAGGAAGATGCAATGAACATGCACTTCTTGTCAGAACGTGCGCTTGTAGTAATCGGAGCAAACAACTTCGTATTGGTTCAAGACTAATCGAAGCGGATATAGAACTAGGGGGTGGTTAACCCTGCCCCCTTTTTATTTACTAATTTCATAACATTTAATATCATGGCTATAAAAGCACACCCTGACGCTATAGGGGTTAAAACACTAAAGCGCATCTTCCCTGACTGGGAACTAAAGGACAGAATTTACATTCTTAAGAAAAAGGCTAGTCCTATTGCCTTTCAACTTCGTTCACGACACACAGAACACAGAGACCTACAATGGTTTGACCCTGAATTTGGTTACCCAAGGTCTATGCGTTATGTTACTAACCAAGCATCCATTTTTACGGATGAACAGAACGAGGATAATCTCAAACTTGGAGTAATACTTTTCGAAGACGGAAAGATTGTTGTGCCTGCACAGAACACCGTGTTACAGCAATTCTTAGCCCTGCACCCAGACAACGTAGCTAACGGTGGTAGTTTATTTTTTGAATATGACCCAGATAAAGCTGCACGTGAGGAACTGGAACAAGAGTTAGCAGGATTCGAGGCTGTTGCTATCGCAATGGACTTGGAGATTGAAGACCTTGAGGCTATTGCTCGTGTTCTATTCAACAACCGTGTTGACAGAATGACTTCTGGTGAGATTAAACGTGACGTTGTTATGTTCGCTAAGAACAAACCTAAGCAATTCACAGAGATTGCAAACAACGGTAACATCCAAATGATGAACTTGGCAAGTAAGGCTATCAACCTTGGACTTATCAAGATTGGCGATGACAACGTAACGGTGAAATGGGCAGTAAACGGTAAGGTAATTACCAAGCTACCATTCAGCCCGAAGCCTATCGAAACCCTTGCTGTTTGGATGAAGACAGATGAAGGACTAGAGTTCGTTGAGGCTATTTCGCTTAGAATGGACGTATAAAAATCAATCAGCTTGTCGAAAGAGGCGTATCAGCAATGGTACGTCTTTTTTTGTTATCTTTGTACAAAAGATTGGAATATGATTAACGCAGTAAGAGAGACTGTACATGATTTCCTAGAAAAGAATAACCGAGGGTGGTTGAAGCCAGAGCGTTTCAATAATTACGCCTATCTCGCTCAGATGGAGATATTCGAAGGTTATTTCTACGATTATGCACGATGGGTGGCGATGCAGAACAACAGGCAATCGGGTAGCATGTATGCTGACATCCCTAAGCACATTAGGGAGCGTCTGGACAGGTTTCACAAGAACGGAGCAATGACTTATAGCACAGACCGATTCGTGCCTCCTAGCGACTCATATCGAGTTCTGGACGTATACTACGGAGGTGACTTTGTGGATGAGGTAAGCGAAAGACGATTAGCCTTGCTTCAAAAGTCTCCTAGCACCAGTTTGGTTGCTCCATCCACCACATATCCAGTCTTTGTAAGGAGAGAAGATAACTACGTTATAGTTCCCTCTACAATCACCACAGGAGTCACATGTAGTTATATCAGAACTCCTGCCACACCAAAATGGACATACAACACAGTATCTGGTAATCCAGTATTCAATATCTCAGCAGGAGATTACCAAGATTTTGAAATACACCCTGCAGATGAACAGAGACTCATAGTCAAGATATTGGGCTACGCAGGTCTGTCAGTTAGAGAAGCAGATGTGGTTCAGTACGCTGAGATGCAAGAGGCACAGAAGAAACAAACACAAAGTAGAGCATAATGGGAGCATTACCAAGCGGAACATCACAACAGGATTATTATGGCGACAATACGCTGTGGGGTGACTACCAGTTTACCACTCTACAGGAAATTGTCAACAACTTCCAACTTATGTACATGGGGGATAACATGCTTATACCCGCAACCATGAACAGGGATATTATAGTATTCCACGCCAAACGAGGACTACAAGAACTTAATTACGATGCCTTACGACAAATCAAAGGTATTGAGTTAGATATCGACCCCGACACGTTACAGATAACCCTCCCAGAGGATTTTGTCAATTACGTAAGGGTATCTTGGGTAGACGCAAATGGGTATTTTCACCCGATGGTTACCAACGAGGACACCAAGATTGCAGAGGCATATCTGCAGGATAACGATTACAACATACTGTTCGACATGGATGGGAACGCTCTGAAAGCATCCCAGAACAGCTATGACGAGACACAGCTTAACGACAACTTTAGATTGTACAGGTTCTTTAACCAAGCAGAAGCAAGTGGTCTCGATAGCGATGTAAGCTATGGTAACGCCAGATTCGGAATGGAGACCGACAAAGCCAACTTCAACGGTTGGTTTACGATGGACAAGAATACTGGTGTAATGAAGTTCTCATCTAACGTGGGAACTAAAACGATTGTGCTTGAGTACATCTCTGATGGTCTTGAATCTTCTGACATTGCAGAAATCAGGATTCACAAGTTTGCAGAGGAGGCTCTTTACGCACACATCGAGTACCAAATCTTGAGTCGATTAACAGGCATTCAAGAGTATATCGTTAGGCGTAAGTACAAGAAAGCGCATGTCGAAAAGATGAAAGCTAAGACTAGATTGAACGGTCTGACATACGATGACCTGTTCCAAGTACTTAGAGGAAGGGATAAACGAATTAAGTAATGAAGCTATTTAACACCTTTACAGGTGGGGCGATGAACAAGGATATTGAACTTCGCCTTCTACCTAAAAACTTCTATCTTGATGCAAAGAACGTAAGGATTACATCATCTGATGCAGGTAACTCACGTTCTGTGAAATTTGCATTGGGCAACACCGTCAAGTCTTCGGTTGCTTTCGAAGGGACGGGTGCTACATGTATTGGTAGTTGTGTAGATTCATTCCGAAACTTGGTTTACTGGGCTGTTGCTACTAGCACACACTCTTACATTCTTGAGTACAATGTTGGTACTGAGGGAGTTAGAACTATTGTAGACGACATCAACTCTACTGGTGTGTTCAACTTCACAACAGACATGTACGTAGAGATGAGGGTTTTGAATGACAATGATAACGGTAAGAACTATCTTATCATTACTGATGGTGTCAACGAACCTAAGTATTTCGAAATTGACACAGTACAGGCAATGGCTGTGGATTCATACGTTGACCTAGACGTAGAACTTATCAAGCGTCCACCTACCTCAGCCCCTACAGCTTTGATCGTGACTGGGAAAC